CTGTATCCGCCGTAAATGTGGCAACAAGGGAGGCAACTCTTAGTGCCTTTGCTAAGGCCATACCACTTGGATCATGGAACCATTGTCCCAATCTTGACGTATAATAGTTTTTTAACATGTTTAATATAAATTTTAGGCTTTTAAAATCAAGGCCTTCGGCTTCAAGCCGTGTATTTAATTCCTTGATGGCGATGGCAAAAAAGTTTTCCAGCCTTTCCATATACATTTGGGCGCGGGCCAAAAGTTTTCCAAATTCTGGGGCCTGTTCTCCAACTGCTTTTGTTTTATATACATCTTCTAACGCGCTTTTAATCAAATTCCACCAAGTAGGAAGCGAACCCACACCTAATGCAAAAACTTCTTGAAGATTTTCTTCTATTTTAGATACTACCGCCTCTTCATATTCGGCGGGATATTTATCTTTGAGCGCCATAAAAACAGTTTTCATTTCATCGGCTAATGCTTGCACGTCTTCGTTTAATAACTCCACATCTTCTTTAAGATATTGGCGCCATCCTTCCGTCAGAGACTGATGTTCTTCAAAACTAGAATATGTTTTACTCATTTTCTAATATCTCATTTAATAGGCGATTAATTTTATCTGCCTTGGTGAAAATGTTTGACTCTCGCAAATCTTTTGCCTCTTTCACCATAAAGGCGCCTGGGGTGGATGGCTCCGAAACGAAATCAAAGCAGATTAATTGAAAATCGTCTTCTACCATTGTTCGGCCATTGCCCTCACTGACAGAGCCCATACCACGAGATGAAATTCCAAGCTTAACACCGGACTCCACCAAGGAACGAAGAATTTTTCCAGAGGGGGTGTCTAGTACTTTTACTTTTCCCATTACGTTTTTCTCTTCCATCCAAACGGAAGTAACCATATGAGAACAGTTTCTAAGATTAATTACGGAATCGTCGGGATGATCTAACTCTCCTAACGCTCTGTTTTCTTTTACGAGTTTTTGGTAGGTTTTAACTTCTCTCATCAAAGTTTGAAATGGATAAACTCTTCCGTTGCCGTTTTGACAGTCTGCTTCTTGTAGCTTACCAGATAGCATCATGCCGCCGTTTGACACAAATCTTTTTTCGTCTTCTGTCAAAAGATCTTGACACACGCCGCCTTCGCATAGTTCGTAGTATTCTCGTAAAAGTACTTTTGCCATTATTTATTTTTTAAAAACCTTTTTAATTCTTCTTTAACAATTCTTTTAAGTTGTGATTTTTTGATTTTACCCTCTCGTTCCAAGTCCATCGTTCCCAGTTGAGTGACCGGTCGGCTTGCTCTTGCCTTTTGTTGTGCGAGTTCACGCTCAGCGGTATCGCGGTAAGATTGGCTTCTGTCGCTATCGCTACTCTGTCCAACGTGCATTGTCTGAAGCTCTTTCTTCTTTTCTCTGAGTCTCTTAATAATTTCTTTGTACTCTGCCAATTCTTCAGCAGAGAGTTTGTTAGACGGATTTTCCATCAACTTGTTATTAATAAGATTGACAATTTGGTAAGCTTCTTCTCTAGTAATTTGAGACCTGCTTCTTCCGCTGGCTAATTCAGGATTTGCCAAGATAGCTTCTATGCCTGCCAGAAGCTTTTCTGGTGTTCCCACATCATGTGGAAGATGTAGCTTTACTGGTGGGGTACCCCACTCATTCAGGGTGCTCTCGAACTCTTCTTGAATAATCTGTTTAAGTTGTTGTTTTGTGATCTTCATTGTTATTGTTCCTTATGCGGGCGCTACCCGCGCGATACTAGAGCCTTTACAGCAATTCCTTACCGGTTGAAGCGTCCATTTTTGTGTCCAAAAGTTATTCATTAGTTTCCTCTACCTTTTTGGCAATTTGAATTCCATGATCTCCGAAGACCATATTGAATATATAAGATGTTCCCGATGACAACCATCCCAAAAGAAAGAAATTTGCGACAGTAATATCAAAATTAAATAGTTCCGTAAACGGAGAAAGAAACATTAAAAGTGCGCCTACCCAAAATCCCATACACATTGGACATTTGAATAACTCTCCTAACTTTCCTTCTGTAGGTCGCCATCCATTAAAAATACTGCCGTATACTAAAATTTGAGTTAAGCCATAAGCTGCTAGTATAAAATATAAAAGTTCCATTATTTCGTTCCTGTTACAGTCCTCTTGTTAAATTTATCAGCAATATACAATTGAAGCCTTTTTGTTATATCAATATCTTCTAGTTTGGTGTCATCCGGATCCTTTTCTAAAGTTTTTGACAAGTCTGCTAAAAATGCATTTTCTATAGGATCATCAACTATTTTAGAAACATCGTCATCAACATTCAAATATTTCAAGGCGGTACCTTGGGTCGCCTCATCTGGGAGAGCATAAGCACTTCTTGCCAAATCAAACATGTTTTTAGCTGCTGATAATCCGGGAACTTTACCAACTATTTCATCAACAATTGCACTTTTTGCAGCATCTACGACGCCACCTTTCAATTGTTCTCCTCTCTTTTTAAGTTGAGCGGTTTGTATTATGGCTCGCAAATCTCCCACGGTTTTTATATCCATTGCAGTTTTCATTTGGGGGCCGGCCGTTTCGGGTTTTTTCTTTCGCCCAAAACCTAAAATTTCATCTAAAGACGAACGCCATCTTTCCATTATCAGTTTCATTTCAGACATCCTAAATTTCCTAAAGTGTATATAAATAACTCAATGAATAAGGATCTCTAACCATACCTGGATAAATTGATCCTTGTTCTGTTTTTTGCGGAACCTCACCAAGCTCAGTGGAGTCTTCTTTATCGGGATGTATCAATGCATCGTCATCCATCGCAATGATTGCTTCGGTTGCTTCAAAATAGGGTCGCTCTTCATTAATAAAATTGGAGATGTTAATCAATGTCATCTTTGCTGTGTTAAGCTTATCATTTGAGGCCGTTTCCATCAGTCCTTCCATTGAGCCATAAAAAGCACCGCCCTGAATAGATTCAGGAATAATTAAACCTTTTTTATGTAAATGAGCAAACAAACGATTTTGGGCGCCATAAGTTAAATCACTTAGTGTGTCTTTTGGAAAAACAACAACTTTGTTATTTTTCGTGGATAAAACAATATCAATATCTCCATGATCAAAAATCATGAGATCACCGTTCAAGCTTTTACGCATGTTTAATTCTAGCGTAACGGTTGCTTGATGGGCGCCGGCGCCAATTCTAACTGTGATTGCCATCGTTATAGATTTCCTTTACAAGCTGTTGTGTTCTCATAATTGTTAGAAGAACATCATCGGTAATAGTTGATTGAGAATAGGATTTAAGCTTTTCAACAATCTTACGTGTTTTCTGTGTCATTTCGTTATCGGTTTTGATCTCTTCTACATTGTGAGCTTTTTCAAGTTCATTAATCAGTCTTTTAATTTCTTCGTTTAAAAATAATTTGAGTTCCAATGAATTGTCCGCAAAAGATGAAACATAGTGATTTAATAATTGTTTTTGCTCTTCTAATAATTCTGTTTCATATTTGTTATTAAACTTCTTGGCAAAAGTTCTATAAAGTACATCATCAACTTTTTGTTCTTCTTGTGTTTTGTTGTCCTTTAGCATGTTAATGATAATTTCATTTTCTAAAATCACTCTATCTTTGGGTGAAACCTTATCTGAAAAGATTTGTGCGATTGTTGCGAGAGATTTATAGTTGGGAACAAAATTATTAAACACTTTGGGGGACAACTCTTTATTTACATCTTTGATTAATGCCGATTGGTTTTTAAAAAGGCCGGTGGGATCCAGTAGTCTTCTTTGTAATTTAGATTCTTTAAGAATTTTCTCAGAGGTTATTCTATCAAGATTTTTGCTTTCACTAAGAGAACGATAGCAATCTAAATCTTTTCTTAATATACTTCCAGGTTTGAAATAAAATTTAATCAATTTTATTGCCTTGTTTCTTCTTTCAGGGTTCTTTTTTAAAATTGCGACTGTTGCTTCGTTAATAAGTGCTTCATAAACAAAAGCTGTGTTTCTCTTTTTGTTATGTTTAATTCTCATCTTGTTGCTCCGTTGTAACTTTTTTGCTGTTTTCTAAACTTTCTAATAAATTCCGAATAGAATCATTCAATTGAAATAATTTATCTTCTTCTGTTTGTTCTCTCAAACTATAAATAGATTGTTCTTCTTCGTAAATGCCAACATTGATACCAATTGGCTTTGCAAGATTCATAATGTCGCGGGCCCCAGGAAGAACAGCCCTACTGTCGGAAGCGGGCGTACCAGGAATCCGGGCCTGATGCCGACTACGCGGACCACTACCACTTCGTCTATCATTAACGCCTCCCTTGGGAATATATCTTTTCTTGCCTTTGCTTTTCTTGCCGCCATGTAATCGTGGTGCTCTTCTTTTTCCAGGCGGTTCGGGGACGTTTCTACTAGCGGGTGGGACCGCAAGGAGTGCGGATTCGGGTCCTTCAGGGGCTGGGGCGCCCTCTTCTCCTCCAGCTTCACCGGCCGGCATCTCTACGGGACCTCCAAGCTCACCTCCAAGCTCACCGCCAAGCTCACCTCCAAGCTCACCTCCAAGCTCACCGCCCCCAAGTGCTGCGGCTCCTTCGGCCGCCGCGGCTTCAGCAACTTGCTGTAATGCCGCATCATGTCTGCGGTCATAATACATCTCGCGTTGGTTGCGATGAAATTCTTCATGGGTCATCCCAAAAATGTGTTCTGTAACCCAACGACGCGAGAAAAAGCCCTCGGTTGCGCTAGCAGCAATATCAAACTTCTGTTTCCAGTGTTCAATTTCCTGTAATTCCGCAATTTTAGATGGATTATTCAAAGATAAAGAGAAGTTTAATAGGTCATCTCCTCTAAAGCCAAGAGTATAAAGATGAATAATCCCAATTTTTGTAAGCTCAGAAACAATTACTCTTTGTAATCTCTGAATAGTTCTGGCGAACCGAATATCTTTTTGTGCTAATGTTGCTTTATCTTCTTCTGCCCCCTCGCCCATTGTAAGATATGATTGAGGAATCTTTAAAGCTGAAAATAATTTGTCCCGAAGATATTTGATATCATCAATTGCTGTAATGTTTGTGGCGCCTGGAAGCGATACGATATCTGTCACAGAGCCGGCGCGCACAGGAATGAAATAATCCTCTTCAATACTCATCGGATTATAACGCAAATCAACGCGACCTGTATCAGGATCGATAACTTGATGGCGCTTAAGCTGGCTTACAATCTTCTGCATGTATTGTTCTACTTCCTGCGGGGGGATGGCTCCAACATCAATCTTAAACACTCTACGCTCAGAAGAGCGGACAACACGATAAGCCATCATCGCATCCTCCATCAAAACTAACTGTCTCCAAATGCGTCGGGCGGGTTCAAGAATTGATGAACCGTAAGGAGCATATTTATCGTTTCCTAAAATGCGAAAATGACAAACTTGCCAATTTTCGAATGTCATTCCAGCGGTGTTCCATTGATATTGAACATAATTTGGATTTGTCACATCTTGACCTTCTAGCCTTTCTATTTCAGCAGGAGGCAACGCAACAACTGATTTAACGCCAAATGTTTCATCAATATCTAAATATAAGAAAAAGTCACCGTACTTACTCATCGTACGACTCCATCCAAAAAGATTATACTGAAGGTTTATAACCTGATCGTAAAGAACTGTAAGGACTGCTTTAATTTCTTCATTTGAACACCTAATGTTAAGCATTGGACGAAGTTCAGAATAAGTCGTCATCTCATCTGAATAAATATCTAATGTAGAGGCAATCTCAGGTGTATATTCCATTTGATCGAAATCAACATATCGTTCGGTTCTGCGTTGGTTTGCGATTGCATTTGTCGCTATTGTATCTAATGGGTTGTAGACCGACTTTTTAAACTGTTGTCCCGACGTAGATTTAAACCGAGATGCAAACTTATCTAAATGTTGTCTTCTAATTCTACGGCCCGATTGTGAACGATAATTGACTATCGGTCCGGAGAATAATCTAGTTAACATTTTAAATAAATTTGAGTCTGAATTTACATTTGTTTTGTTTGGTGGCATTTATTTTCTCACTTTATAATCCATTTAAATTGCTCATACATTTTTTGAGCTTCATTCATTTTATCAAAAATATTATCTTTTTTGTAACCTTCTTGTCCGCTTATTCTTGTATTAAAAGTTGTTTTACTTGTTATAATTGCGTCCACAAATGCTTTTTGGTAATTTAAATCTCTTGCGTTGGCCTGCAGAGCCGTATCGCGGACCCAACACCCAATTGCGAGGGCCATAATTAAATCATCATGATAACTTTTCATTGCTTGTGGTTTACCATTTTTCCAAATAAATGTTTTCATCTCGTTAACTGTCCGAGACGAATATATCTTAATTAGTTTATTTCTGATAAACTCCTCTAATTTCGCTACGATGAGTGGGCGCGTCTTCATAGATGTAGTAAAACCAGGGACTGCACTGTTTATTGCTTCTGCTTGATGTTGTTCAATATATTCGTGCGTTGATTTAATAGAGTAGTAAAGATTTGGATATTGGTAATCGATTAACTTATCTAAAACAGTATAGCCAATATTATTATTCTCAACAACCAACATACAACCGCCATATTCTCTCCCCACTTGATTCAGCATATTGGCATACATATCTGGGGTTGGTTTTCCCTGATATTCTCCTACTACTTCTAGTGTTTCTAATTTTATAATATGA